ATGAATGAAAACTCAGAATTAAAAGCTCTTTTGGAAAAAGTATGCGACACTTATCCCGATTTCGTGCACGGAGTAATGCTCGAAGTAAGAGATGAGGGTGAAAGCGTTGCCGACAAGCTCATTAAGTATATAAAAGCCAACCCAAAGGCTAATTCATCTGAAATCACAGCCTACTTAGATGAAATAATCGGCATACCGAAATGGAATCCGGAAAAAGGGCAATTTGAATGAGATTTTGCCGACCTTTGACCAACGATAATTACCTAAGGCGAAAAGCCAAAGATACGGAGGCACAAAAATGAAAGGTGAAATTTGTCCTGTATGCGGAAAGCACACTTTTGAGCAGGATAACTGTTTTGAGATCTGCCCCGTTTGCGGCTGGGAAGATGATGCTGTTCAAAGAAAAATGCCCGATTATCCTGAGGGAGCAAACGGCATGAGCCTGAACGAATACCGCAGAAGATATGCGGAATATCTCAAAGAAAGCAAGTAAAAACCGATTATACCAATAATCAAAATGACCGTTTTGCAGTCGGCTGCACAGCAGCACTGCAAGGCGGCTTTTTTATACCCAAACGACCAAAACAAGGAGGAAAAAAGCATGAATTTAAAGTCACTTATCGAAAAGAGAGGACAGCTCACCGCACAGATGAACGCTATTCTCGGCAAGGCAAAGGCGGAGAACCGTGCGGTCTCCGATGAAGAGGCGGCACAGTTTGAAGCCCTTGACAAGGAGATCGCAGACACTGACCGTTCCATTGAGCTTGAAAAGCGTGCCCAGAAGGTCAACGACACAGGCTGTGACCTTGACGGCGGTTCAGATCTCATCGCCGATGACGGCGAGGAAAAGAGAGCCGCAAAGGATATCGTATCCGATTTTATCAGAGGCAATGAGCTGAGAGCGGGAGAGATGACCACCTCCACAACAGGCAACATTATCCCCTCAGAGTTCTCGCAGGACATTATTCACAAGTTCACCGAGCTTTCGGGCATCGTTAACCGTGTATCTGTGGTAAACAGCGCAGGCACCTACAAGCAGATCGTAGCGGACAACGACAACAAGATATCCGCAGGCTGGACAGGCGAAATTGAGGAGATCACCTCTTCCGCCGCAAAGTTCAAGACTATTGAGATAAAGCACCACAAGCTTACTGCTCTGGCAAAGCTCTCCCTTGAAGTCATCAACCAGAATGCCTTTGACATCGCAACAGAAGTCGAGAACCAGACCCTGCGTGACATGGCTGTAAAGGCTGAGACCGCTATCATCAAGGGCACAGGCACAGACCAGCCCAAGGGACTTGTAAAGTCCGGCACGGCGTTCACACTTGCGTCTGCCGCTGCCATCACCGCTGACGAGATCGTGAAGATATTCCATTCCCTCAAAAGCTTCTATCAGCAGGACGCAGCATGGATAATGAGCAACGACACCCTCTGCGCTGTAAGACTGCTGAAAGACGGCGACGGTCATTATATCTTCCACCAGAATGACCTTACAAGCGGCTATGTCGGCACCATTCTCGGCAAGCCTGTGCTGGTTTCCGAAGCTATGGACAATATGGGCAGCGAGGCGCACCCTATCCTTTTCGGCGATTTTGCAAGGGCATACAAGGTAAATCTCAACCCCGATATGTCTATGCAGATACTCAACGAAAAGTATGCGGAGTACGGCATGAAGGGTATCCTGACCATTATGTGGCTTGACGGTCAGCCTGTGAACGAGGACGCATATGTCGTCGCTTCCTGCCCTAAGGTAGGCGGCTGATGATGTACACAGCAAACGTGTCATTCGCAGGCAAGGTAAGTATGTACAAGGGTGAGGTAAGGGAGCTGTCTGAGGAGGCAGCTTCCGAACTTCTCCGCTGCGGATACATTTCCGAAGTCGAGCCTGAAAAGGAGGAAGCCCATGAAACTAAGCGAGGCAACTCTGGCAAGCGTAAAGCTTGCGATGCGCATTGACTACGACCTTGACGACAGCCTTATCGAAGACATTATGGAAGCTGCCAAGGGCTACATACGCACCTACACGGGGCTTTCGGACGCTGAGCTTGACGGCTATCCCGAGGTGATACACGCCTTTAACTGCCTGTGCATAGATATGTACGACAATCGGGGCACGGAAATCGCAAACGGTCGGGAAAACCCCACCGTGAAGCAGATACTGGGCGGAATTGCGGTGAATTACATATGATTTCGGCAGGTCAGCTCAATGCTGTGATATGCTTCCAGCGGTCGGTGAACGATGTGTGGGAAGACCACCTCACCTGTCGTGGCTACATCAACGGTCTGAGCGGCAATGAGTTTTTCATAGCAAATGCGGGCTATGAGGCGGCGCTGACGGTAACGATACAGTGCAGATATCAGCCTGCGCTTATGCACATTACACCCATGCAGTACAGAGCTGTATCGGGCGGCGTGGTATATGAGCTTATTTCCCCTGCCGATGATGTAGGGTGCAGGCACAGCGAGATAAAGTTCCGTGCAAAGCGGATATACACCGAGGAGGACGGTCAATGACCTTTGAAGAGATACTGGCGGAAGCCAAAAAAATATGCGGGCGCATGGAATGGCACTCTTTCAGGGCTGTTCCAAGTGAGCACCGCTTCGGCACCTATAACATTCCCAAAAAGGACTTTGACGGTGCTGACGAAATGGCATTTTACCGCCATTATCCCCTTGAAATTACGTTTTTCTACCGTGAAAGCAAGCAGAAAGGCGATTTTGAGGGAGAAAAGAAATTCGAGGCTGCCGCAGCGGGAGCGGGCGAGTTTTCCTGCACCATGGGCTACGACAGCGCAAACAATCTGTTCTACACACAGTATGTGTTTGATATTACAGAACATATCGAGGAGGAATGATCTATGGCAATGACCAAAAAGACCTATTACGGCTCGGGCCGTGTTTACAGCGCCGATTATGATGCAAGTACATTTCCCAAGGTTGCGGATACCAAAGCCATCACACCGGAGGAAGCGGCTGCGGTCATCAAGTACATTTCGGGCATTATGGTTGAGGATAACCAGATAGGCTACCTTAAAGACGGCTACGAGGTAAAGGTGGAGACTTCCAACCTTTCCGACAAGTCAGACCTGGGCGAGATGAAGCTCGATGCCATCTCAGACGAGAAGGGCACATCAAACTTCAAACTCTTCAATGCAAACGGCGAGACTATCGCAAAGCAGTACCCCACCGCAAAGTATTCCAAGGACACCACGTCGGGCTTCGGATTTACCTTTGTAGGCGGCCTTGGCAACATGGACGAGACTGTTCATGTTGTTGTTTTCAAGCACGATGACAAGAAGTACGGCGATACCGTGGTCGTTGTTATCGGCAAGAACACAAGCGGTTTTGACGCTGTATGGAAGCAGGACAGCGTAACTCCCTTTGCGTGTGCATATGCCCTGGAGCCTTTTTATGATTCGGGCGAGTTCATGCTTATGGTCGATGCAAAGGCAGGTCATGTATGGACTGCGAGTGGGGAATAACCCCGTTTGAAAAGCCTGTTTTTCCTGTTGCTCTTCCGCCTGTGGGCATTATCAATGTTCCCGTATGCTCAAAGCACACATGGGACGTTATCAACATTGCCCGCAGCGGCAGGGAGATAAAAAGGGCGGCATATCTTCTGGCGGAGATCCCCGAGGATATGCCCATACAGTCCCTGTGTGAGTTTGTGAGCGGCTATATCAAGGCTGTAAACGACTACTGCGAGGAATTTGCGGATATCTACGGCATACCCGACAAGCCCGATTTTGAGCATGACGAGGAAGAGACAAAGCTCCCTGTGCTGACATTCGGCGAACGCATTGTCAGGGAACACACGGGGTTTGACTTTGACCGCATAAACGAGCTTGATATCCTTGATTACAAGCTCCTGCTTGCCGATGCCTGCAAGATAAAAATACTCGGCAGGTCGGACGGCAGCGGAAAGGCATATCTCAACGAATGCTGGGAGTTTATGCACAGGAAAAGCAGTATTTTTGAGTGAAAAAGGAGGGCGTATTTTGCTTGAATATCGCCGATACAAGGGCATACAAATACGCCCTTTTTTGTGTTAATGAGACCGACGGCAAGGTCGGACGATACGTAAAGAAGCAGTGCGAAAAATGGCTTGAAATTGCGGACGGAAGAAACCCCGATGCGTATGTGAGCATGGCGGAATACAAGCGGATAAGCGGCATTCTCCGCCTTATGGTACACCCTGACCTTAACTGCCCTATGCTTACGGGGCTGGAAGATTATGCGATGCTGTTCATCGCTGCGGTGCTTTGCACCAAGGGCAGGGACGGCAGGCGGTATTATTCCACGGCTATCCTTGAAATTGCCCGCAAGAATTTCAAGACATTTGTTTCGGCGGTCATATTCATTATTCTGATGCTGACCGAGCCGAGGTTCGCTCGGCTTTTTTCCGTAGCACCCGATTACAAGCTTTCATCTGAGCTGAGACTTGCGGTAAGGAAAATTATCAAGGTCTCTCCGCTGCTGGTGAAGCATTTCAAAATAAACCGGGATATGATAACCTGCAAGCTTACGGACATTGAATATACGCCCCTTGCGTACTCAAATGACCGACTGGACGGCAAGCTTGCAAACGCCTTTCTTGCTGACGAGGACGGCGCAATGGACAGCTATCCCGTTGAAGCTATGACCTCATCACAGATAACTCTGCCCAACAAGCTTGGTATTATCATATCTACCCAATATCCCAATGAAAACAATGATTTCCTTGACCAGATAGACCTTAGCAAGAAAATTCTTGACGGCATAATCGAGCGTACAAATGTGTTTGCGCTGCTGTATGAGCCTGACATAGAGATCATCAACGACTGGGAGCATAACGACAATGTTATCTATCAGGCAAATCCTGCGGTACACGGAAAGCCTCAGATGCTTGATAATCTCTTTGAAAAGCGGCAGATGGCTGTGCTTTACGAAAACAAGCGGGAGAATTTTCTCTGCAAGCACTGCAATATCCGCTACAAGTCCGTGGGAACCGAGGGCTATGTGGCTGTTGACAAGGTACAGCTCTGCCGCATAGAGCCTGACGACAGCTGGTGGAGAGGCAGGCGGGTATATCTGGGCAATGACCTTTCGCTCACGGACGATAACACTGCCGTTGCTATGGTCACAAATGATGACGGCGTTATTGTTGCCCGTGTGATGGGCTTTATCCCTGCGGACAAGATAGAGCTTAAATCCACGAGAGAGGGCATTGACTACAAGAAATTCGTTGCCGCAAGGTACTGTATTGCCTGCGGTGATGAGGTCATCGACTATGCTGTTGTGGAGGATTATATCCTGACCCTTGAAAGCACTCTGGGTGTGACCGTTGCGGGTGCAGGCTGGGACAGAATGAATGCGCTGTCCTCGATGCAAAAGGTGGAAAGTGCGGACAACCCTATAGAATGCACCATAGTGAAGCAGCATTCGAGTGTTCTGCACCCTGCCACAAAGCTGTTGAGAGAGAGCATACTGGGCGGAAGCTTCCGCTATGAAAGAAATGCTCTGCTGGAAAACAGCTTTGAAAACGCCCGCCGCACATATGATACCAACATGAATATGTACGTCAACAAGAAGCGCAGTGCGGGCAAGGTGGATATGGTGGTGGCGCTGATAAACGCCGTGTATATGCTTATGGAAAACGAACTGCTGGCAGATGATTTTGTCTTCCAGTGCATTGATATATGATATAAGGAGGGATCTTGATAATGGCGTTTAAGATTTTCGGCAGAAAGAAAAGTCCTGAGTCTGTGGAAAATTGTTCTTTCCCTATAGAAGAGAGAGCCGAGACCAAGGTATCGGAGGGCGGCTCGGGAGCGGAACTGCTGGCGGCGGCGCTCAGCGGCTGTCGTGTAACTGCTGACACAGCTATGCAGGTCCCTGCCGTTGCAAGATGCGTGAACATGATAGCGGGAGCGGTGGCGATGCTTCCCATAAAAATGTACCGCAGGAATGAAGAGGGCAAGCCCGAGGAGATAACGGACGACCCGAGAATTACGCTGCTCAACGGTGACACAGGCGACACCCTTACAGCCGATGCCATGCGCTATGCGTGGGTAAAGGACTATCTGCTGTGCGGCGGAGGATACGCTTACATCGAGCGAAAAATGGGAATGCCCACGGGGCTTTATTACATAGCTTACAGCGATGTGGGCGTAATAAAGAACACAGCAGACCCCATTTACAAGAAATACAACTACAGCATAAGGGGCAAGAGTTTTTACCCTTATCAGCTGCTGAAAATACTCCGAAATACCGACGGCTACGGCAAGGGCAGGGGCATTATTGATGACAGTCCCCTTGTAATTGATACGGCGTACAGCATGATAAAGTTCCAGCGCTCCCAGATGATGAAGGGCGGCAGCAAAAGAGGCTTTCTGAAAACCGAAAGCAGAGTTGACCAGAAGGTCATTGACGAAATAAAGAGCAAATGGAGAAATCTGTATTCCACGGAGGATTCCGAAAGCGTAATGTTTCTGAATGCCGGAATTGACTTCAAGGAGATATCCGCAACGTCCGTGGAAATGCAGATAAACCAGAACATACAGACCATAAACAGCGAGATACTGAGGCTTTTCGGCACGTCTGACGGCATACTCAGTGCGGACACGGTAAAGAACGCCGTAATGCCTGTGCTGGACGTTATGGAAGCGGCGTTTGACAATGACCTGCTGCTTGAAAGCGAAAAGGGCAATGTATATTTCGCCTTTGACACCAGAGAGCTTACCAGGGGCGATATCCAGAGCAGATATGCGGCTTATTCCGTTGCGCTGCAAAACAACTTCATGCAGCTTGACGAGGTGAGGGCGCTGGAAGATCTCCCGCCACTGGGTGTGAATTTTATCAAGCTGGGGCTTAACGATGTGCTTCTTGACCCCAACACCAACAAGATATACACACCCAACACCAACGCTATGGTTGACCTTGGTTCGGGCGAGGGAGCGGTCAAGGCGGAGCCTGTTGACAATTCTGAAAAAGATGATATAATTGATGTTAGGGGCAAATATATTCAGCTGCCCAACGGCAAAATGAACGGAAGTCTTCCAAGTGCGAAAACAGAGCTCAAAGCCAAAATTGAAAGCGGAGAACTTCCGACGAAGCTTGATAAGGATAAGCAGAGCAGACACGTTATTGGAAATCCGGCATATGAAAAGCGAATAGTTAACGGTGAATTTCCAAGCTACATAACTGTAAACAAAATGAAAGTGCAGGAAATAATCAACTCCAAATCACTGACGGGCAAGGTTCAGAAACTTAAAGACGGTCAGTATCAGGAGCTGATAACTGCCGATGAATATTTCGGTGTTTTCTGTTCTCTTATAACTCACGAAAAAATCAAAACAAACAGAGGAGTTATCCATTATTCAAAAAATGGAACACATCTCGTCCCCACAAGTCCGGAGGAGTAATTTATGGATAGTGAAGCAATGTTCAACAGCAACGGTCATAAAGTAAGGCTCGTTGAAAAAGACGGCAGGGAAAGGACTGCAAACGTTATCCTTTTTCAGTCGGAATGGGACAGCGGCTGCGATGAAGCCTGCATTTGGCTTGATGATAACATTGAACCCGGTATTGTGCAGCAGAGTGACATTTCTTCGATTGAGGTGTTGGATTAAGGGAATGCCCGATTCAGAAGAAAAACTCATATGGTTCCTGCACACGGAAGGGAGAAATAAACTATGTTTCATTGTGATCTGATCGACAGTGAGATAAACGGAAATGACTGCATAATTGTTTGTGATGTCGCAGATGATATGCTCAAAGAAAATGTCATTGACGGAAAATTTACGGTAAAAAAGGACTATAAGGAAATTTGCAAGAAATGTAAATATCACGATTACGAAGAATAACATTGTTTGACCGCCTTTCAAGGCGGTTTTATTATACCCACACAAGCGTTTTGCAGTTGACTGCAAGGCGCATTTTTTATACCCTGACGGAGGTGGGGATTGTGGCTGACGATTTCAGCAATAAAATGTTCAGCGACATAGTGAACTACACCTCGGACGTGGTGAAAAAGGCTGAGGACGCAGCGAAAAAGATTTCAAAGGATATGGCTGCAATGGCTGAGGCGGCATCTCCCGTGCGGCACTATTCCACCTACACGCAGACGGTAAAGCGCATTGTTGTGCACCGTGCTCCTCCCACGGTTCCGAAAGCCATACGGGAGGTTAAAGATGACAAATATCAGCCCGGATATTTCAAAAAAGGCTGGACAACGGGTCAGATTAAGCTGAAAAACGGCAAAATCTTCGGCGCACGAAATCGGAATATGCCGACCGTCGTTCATCTCGTTCATTTCGGACATAACCTCATAACCCACGGAAAAGGCGGAGGAATTGTTCAGGGCTCGTATCTTCTCGACCACGTTCAGGAATGGGGAGAACGGGAATTTGAACGGCAGCTTGATGAATTTCTTGATAAGGAGTGAGAAAATTTGGCGAATAAATACGGATATATGGCGAAAATCGGCGTTGACACCAGCGGTTTGCAGAAAGACCTTGCAGATGTCAACAGCTATATAAGCGAAACATCACGAAGTATTTCCGCAACGGAAAAGGCTATCAAAGCCGCAGGGCAGAACGGGCAGGACGCCACGGAGCTGTGGAAAAATCAACAGCAGTTGCTGAACAAAGCGTTTGAAGCCAATTACAACAAGCTTGAACAAATGCTTTCCATTGAAAATAAAATGAAGGAAGCGATTTTGAATCACGCTATTGACACAACCCAGTACGCCGAATACAGAAACGAAATTTCCAACACCCGGGCTGAAATGGCAAAGCTTGTAAAAATGCAGAAAAATCTCGGTGATGCGTGCGATGATACAGGGGAAAAGGTCGATGATACAGGGGAAAAGGTTTCTCAGTTCGGTGATATCCTTAAAGCAAATCTCACGGCGCAGGCTATTGAGGGAGCGGTCAGAATACTTGAGCGTGCAGCTTCGGCTATGAAAGACTACGCACTTGCAGGTATACAGCTTGCTTCTGACCTTGTAGAGAAGCAGAATGTAGTTGACGTCACTTTCGGAAACAGCGCAAACAAGGTCTATGAATTTGCGGACGCTGCCGCGGAGAAATTCGGCATAACAAGGATTGCGGCAGTGCAGTACGCAGGCACTATGGGTGCGCTGTTCAAATCCTCGGGCATAACAGAAGGCATTGACGAAATGTCAATAAGTATGGCAGGACTGGCAGCGGATATGGCTTCGTTCTACAACATTTCAGCGGACGATGCGTTCAATAAGCTGAAATCGGGTATTTCGGGCGAGAGTGAGCCGTTAAAGGCTCTGGGCATAAATATGAACGTGGCAAATCTTGAGGCTTATGCGCTGTCACAGGGCATTGACAAGGCTTGGAAGTCAATGTCACAGGCGGAGCAGACAACGCTGAGATATCAGTACATTCTTTCCCAGACAGCCGATGCACAGGGCGATTTTTCCCGCACATCTGACTCAGTTGCCAATCAGCAGAAAATAATGCAGATGAATTTGCAGAGCGTTCAGGCAGAAATCGGTGAAAAGCTGCTGCCCGTAACGCAGGAAGTTCTCGGAATGGTAAACGACCATATGCCCGAAATCAATGAGGCGGCGAATTATCTTGCTGATGAGATGGTTCCTGTTATTGAGGATATTGCAGACAGCGTTCGTGACTTTATCGAAAGCGGTGGACTTGAAAAAGGAGTAGACGCCATTAAGTGGGTTGTGGACAACGGCGACAAACTGATTGCCATTCTCGGGGCGTTATGGGGAACGGAGAAAATTACCGAATTTATAGACAAATTCGGCGGCGTTACAACAATACTCACAGGTTCCATTGACGGTTTCGGCAAGCTTGCGGACACTATGACCGGTCCTGTGTCGGGAGCCTTCAAGACATTTGCGACCAATGCGACAACGGCGCTTACACCTGTGGGCGAATCCATTACGGGGCTTGGTTCAACCTCTGCACTGGCATTTGCGGGCATTTCAGCTGCGGCAATTGCAGCGGTTGCATCACTTGTGGCGGTATCAACAGAACTGAATACCATTGCGGACGGAATGACACGGTTATCCGCTGAAACGAAGAAATCAGACAGCAATGTCAGCGGAATGACGGAACGTTATCAGAGCCTTACCGAAATGAGCGGGCTTGAGCAGTACAAAGAAGCTTCCGATATGATGTCAGATATTCTTTCCGACGAAGAAGAATGGAATGAGCGTTACAAAAAGACTATTGATGAGCTTAACGCACTGCAGGAAAAGAAATTCAAGACGGCAAGCCAAACCGCCAGAATGAAAGAGCTTCAGACTCAGAAAGAGTCACTTGATGCTGAATATGCGTCTATAGAGCTTTACAAATCCAAGCTGAACACGATGCTTGACAAATATGATGCCCGGACTGTTACGAGCCTTGAGCGGAGTGCAGAGGCACAGCGGCAGGCTATTGAAAATGCGGGCAAGACCAATGAGCAGGCGGTTTCAGAGGCTTGGGAGAAAATCAGAGAAGCCACAAAGGCAAAAATGGAGGAGTATGACAGCGACCTTGCCACCCACAAGATAGATGATAACACCTACTGGGCGCAGAGGAAAGCGTATCTTGAAGCCCACAGGGACGAGGAAAGCGAGGAATGGTGGAAATATTACGATGCCGTGACCGACCATTACTACAAGCTTTCCAAGACGGAAAAGACAGCCGCCGACAAGGCTGCAAAAGAAGCGGACAAAATATCCGATGCCACCGAAAAAGCCACGGAAAAAGAGGTCAAGGAGTGGAAAACCTCCTCCGACAAGGTATCAGATGCTGTTGAAAAGAAATATGAAAAGGTGCAGCAGGCTTTTGAAAAAGCCAAAAGCAGCTATATAAGTGCTCTTGACCTCTCCGCTTCCAAAAAGGCGGAGGACGATGTGTATTCCCGTCTGGGTCTTGCACGCCCCAAAAACGGTGAGGAAAGCGCTGATAGTCAGTACGATTTCAGCAGTGACACCATCGAAAAGCAGACCAAGGAGATTGACGAATATACCCGTAACATGGAGCGGCTGGAAAAGTCAGATATTCCCGAGGAATATCTTGAGAACATTCGCTCTATGAGCTTTGACAAGCGAAAGGAATATGTCAAGGAGCTGTTGAAGCTCTCCCCCGAACGCCTGAAAAAGCATTATGCGGATATATCAAAGTATTACAGGTCTGCGGAAAAGGCAGGCAGGAGCGACACCCAGTCCCTGAGAGACGATGCGGACAAGGCTGCCGAGGAAGCAAAGAAAACCATCAAGGCATCTCTTGCCGGTCTCAGCTCCAACGCCTACGAAAGCGGCAAGGCTGCGGCTGAGGCGTACTGGAAAGGCTTCAAGGAATACAAGGCGGACACCGACAAGCTCATGGGTGTGACCTCCGCAGGGTCGGGCGGCAGCACATCATCGGCTGCGGCAGTAACGCCTGTAAATCTCACCATCAACGTCAACGGCAAGCAGGTCGCCACTGTGAACACCGAGGACTATCTCAACAAGATGAAAAACGAAGGAGGGGTGATAGATGTCTGACAGATACAACGGCGGTATATCCGTAAAGATCGGCAGTTATTCGCTGAAAAAGATATCCGCCTATTCGCCGTCGTGGGAGATCATCACGGACACGTTTACTGCATATGACTACAAGAACGTGAGCGTTTACAAGGGGCGGCGTTTCAAGCTGAACGTCACAACGGGATATCTTACGCCTGACGAGCTTCACGCTCTGCAAACGGCGCTTTTTGCCCATAGTTTTACTGTTGTGACCCCTGATTTCACGGGCGCAGTGCTGCTGGACAGCTGTTCCCAGCCTCTGGCGCACGCAAACATCTACGGAAAATATTATACCGTTTCCTTTGCCGTTTCCGCTGTGGCTCTCACAGGCGGGAGCGGCTCTCTTTAGCCTGAAAATCAAGGTAGGCGGGGCGGAACTGAGCACATTCGGGGATGTTACGGTGACAAGGGCTGTGTCGGGCATAGGCACGTCGGGGATTTGCACATCTCAACTGACGTTTACCTGTCCTGCGCCGTTATCTGCGTACCGTGCGGCGGTGGTGGAGGTCGTAGGCGTTGACCTGCCCAAATACTACATCGACAGCAGGACGGCAAAGGACGGCACCGTAAGCGTGACAGCCCTCGACCGTATGGCATACACCGACAAGACATTTGACATCGGCTGGGTAGATGTGGACAGCGGGGACAGAGTTCAGACCTCTGCGGTGCTCGGTGTCATTGCCATCAAGTGCGGATTTGCGGGCTATGCCGCTGTTATCCCCGACTGGCTGGGCAGTCTGCCAAAAGCCATGGTGGGCGGTGTCAGCTGTGCAACTATTCTCGAAAACCTTTCAACGGTGATGTGCGGCTTCTGGTACACTTCCAACGGAAATGAGCTGGCGTTCCTTTCCTATGGCACAGCCTCGGGAAATATGCCTGTATCCGAACATTCGGCGCTGGCAATAGGCGATGAATACACGGCGCAGGGTGTGCGGGTAACAAATGGCAGCACAGTCTATGAGAGGGGCAGCACGCTGTATGATTATGATACCTTGCAGATATCTTCGGAGCTTGCCACGGACGACACTGCGGCGGGCATCTGGGACAATGCGGAGGGCAAGGCATATGACGCTGTGAGCTGTTCCGACTGCGTGATGCAGTTCATACCGTTCCCCGCCTGCGATGTGACATTCGGGCAGTTCCCGAACCGAACGTACCGCATAATGTCCGTAACGGCAAAGCTGTCATCGGGCGGCATTATGGGCAGTCTTAGTACGTCATCGCCATCGGGTGGGGAGATATCCCGCAGGGGACGGCTTGCCCGCACAGTAAACGGCAAGGTCACTGAGGGCGGAAGATACGGCAACAGCCGCATAACGTCCGACGGTATCATGTTCGAGGAGGAGTGACATGGGCAAGGCATACAAGCTGATAAAAGCTGTCAGGAAAGGCGGCTTCGGGCTGTCCGAGATGGTCATTACAGACCGTCTGCCCGACAAGATCGAAAAGATATCAGACAACAAAGTCATTGCCACATACGGTAATTATCGCCAGGTATGGACCGCCGAGGGGAGCGGAAGTGAGAGGCATAATTTCAAAGAGGTCATTGAGGAGGTGGGCAGCGATGACGGCAGCTGAGGCGGCGGAGATCATGATATCGGGGGGTGAGGGCGGAAAGGTCAAGCCCATAACTATAACGGAAAACGGCACATACAATGTTTCCGACGCTGAAAAGGCTGAGGGGTATGCGGGATATTGCCCTGTGACTGTTGATGTGCCTGACAGATATCAGGAGGGATATGATAAAGGACACGATGACGGTGTAAAATCGGTTGTTATCAGTCCCCTGACGGTCACCGCAAACGGCACATACAGCGCCGCTGATTATTCCTGTAATGGATTCGACCCTGTGAATGTCAATGTACCGGACAGATATCAAGAGGGCTATGAGGACGGACAGGAACATGGCAAATATACATTTCCCGATGGCACATCATACAGCGATGTTGTAAACATCATCGGCGGCGATGCTGTTGCTGATGAAACATTGGGTGTACAGGTCAGAACAACGGAAACATACGGGGAAGATATGTATTCAACCCAAACCATTGTTTATGATTTATCGGGAAATCCATTATCAACATTGCGAAGTTGGGGATTTGCCAATAGTTTCCTGCCAACATGGGGAATGCCTAAAGTAACATATTTTTCGGTGACTGACAGCACAACAGGAGCCTGGAAGATCATATACACATGGGACAGCGGGGGCACTAACGAATTTACAGGCACAGATACCTATTTGATTGGATTTGGGGCAGATGGGCACAAGTATTCGGCAAGCAATTAAAGGAGGATATTTATGGTAAAAGAAGTAAAATGCTGCAACAGGGTCATCGAGATCACCCTTGACGGCACTGAATGTGCTGTGAAATTCGATGCTAAATACAACGGATTTGATATCCGCAACAAGTCGGGCAAGGATATCACAGTATCCCTGAAATCAGGTGCTGCCAAGGGCGATGATGGCGTTATCACCATTGGGGACGGCGAGACGTTCAACTATATGCACATGATGGGGCTGGACACTGTATATATCACAGGTTCGGGTGCTGTGGCAGTAGCTGCCAAGAATGAGGCTGCGGCAAATTTTAAGGCTGTTCGGAGAGGGGGTGGTAAAATAACGGAGGTAACACCCGGATCGTTGGGATATGCAGTAGGCGCCAAAATGTTTTTTGACGGCATTTATAATTTTGGTCAAAAGCATACTGATAACGGTGCATATTGGATTGATATAGTAAGCAATGCTGTAATGAGGCGTTATTTGGCTGATACGGGAAAATTGCTATTATCTGATAATCACTATGTAAAAGAAACAGGAGTAGACAGCGCGTTACGTATTCCCGTTTATTTTAATAGTGATCATTTCACAACGGAATTATTTTTTGAGATCACAAGAGGCAACACGTCGGAAAATGATATCATAAATAATTTTGACCATGCGGGATTTGGATTGTTCACCGAAAACAATGCAATTCAATTTGGAATTTTCAACAATTCATCGAACGCATATCAATATATCAATGGTGGAAGTTACGAACAAAATACCAAGTACCACATTGTAGCAACGTACAACGGCGAAAACGTTATATTTTATATTAACGGTACAATAGTTGGTTCGGAAATATTGGCGTTAGCTGATTATAAAAAATCAACCAAAATCCCCTACATAGGATGTGTCGGAGGTGGTGGTTCATATTATTCAGCAGGTGCGTATAAATTTTATCGTGTCGCATATTATGAACGTGCGCTAAGTCAAATTGAAATCATAAACAACTACAATTCGGATATTGCACGATTTAACGTGTGACGTTTAATAAAGGAGAAATTTAAATGTCAGCAAAAACAAACTACGGTCTGGTCGCATACGCCAAAGCTCAGTTAGGTCTTCCCTACTGGTACGGCACATTCGGTCAGATCGGAACGGAAACCCTGTACACTTCCAAGAAGAAACAGTGGCCTAAGTTCTATAAATGGGAAGGGACTGCTTACAACAACTTCCCTTCCCAGTACGGCAAAAGGGTCCATGATTGTGTAGGGCTCATCAAAGGCTACCTCTGGAGTGAGACACCTACCTCGACACCTAAATACAACAGTGCTCAGGACGTGTCCGCAAATATGATGCGGGCAAATTGCAGGGAACGTGGTGCTATCTCAACCATGCCTGACACACCCGGTGTACTGGTCTTTATGTCGGGTCATGTAGGTGTGTACATCGGCAATGGCGAGGTCATTGAGGCTCGTGGACATGAGTTTGGTGTAGTCAAAACCAAACTCGCACTCAGGCCTTGGAAATGGTGGGGTAAGTGCCCTTACATTACATATCTGGACAAGGCTCCCACGATCACCATTGACAGCACAACCGCCACAAAGCCCGGCACATCATCTGCTATTGGCATCGGCAAGAAGGTAACTGTTAAGAAAGGCACCTGGAATGTCAGAAAGCTTCCCTCTGCCGATGCCGCTGTGATAGCCCAGGTCAAGGGTGGGCAGGTACTTAGCGTCGCCACAGGCTGGTCATATGTGCCTGCTTTAGGCGGCTGGATATCGGACAAAGGACTGGAATAAGAAAGGAGATCATCATGGATAATATTAAAAGATGGTTTATAGCCATTGGTGCGGCGTTGTCAAGCTGGCTCGGACTGCTTTATGTGCCAATGATCGTGCTGATACTGTGCAACATCATTGACTATGGCACGGGGCTGTGTGCCGCAAAGTACCGTCAGGAGACTGTATGCTCATACAAATCAATTCGTGGCATCGCCAAGAAAATATGTATGTGGCTGTTGGTTGCGGTAGGCGCTATACTGGACTGGCTGTTATCTTTTGCCGCTGCGAATATAGGGGTAACGATACCGTTTCATTTTCTTGTTGCATCGGTGGCGGCTGTTTGGCTCATCGCCAACGAGATCATTTCCATTCTGGAGAACGTCAAGGACATCGGTGCACCTCTGCCGCCTTTCCTCTTGAAACTGGCGAAAAACATTAAATCCAAAACGGAAGAGGCTGCTGATATGCAGATAGATAAGGAGGGCAAGTGATGGCAGACATCAAGGTTATCGAAAAAATCGTATCGCCCGCTGCGTGCTGGTTTACTGTTTCATGCCCCAGCGATGAAGATGCAGATGCCGTTATCAAAGTAGTGCTTGACAGACCATATCCCTACATATGGGTAAACTCCGAGGCTGATGACGCATTTTTCGGACTGGCTCTTGCGATTGAGGACGTTGAGCGTGCGGCGATCATCGACCCCGAAACGGATACAGTGCTTGGCTATGACCTTAGCGCTGACGGCATACTGTCAGGCTCGGGGTATAACGCCAGATGTATTTCCACGGGAGCACGCAAAGAATTTTATGTTGTCCCGGGATATCCCTGCAAATCCAATCGTCTCAGATATACGGGCCTGGCTGTATCCGCCCAGTACACGCCCGTGTGCCCGTTTATGCGGTCTAAGTCGGCTTGGTGATACCATATATAGTTATTGAAAATCAAAAGTCCCTCGCATTTGTGCGGGGGACTTTTTGTGTTTTATTCTATTATTGCAACCTTTTTGCAACCCTTTTTAAGAAATTTGCATTAAAACAGCGTAAAAAAGGCAAATTTTATGTCTGCTGTACATAAACAAAAAATCCCTGCAAACCGTATAATCAAGCGATTTACAGGGATTTATTCATGGTCGAGGTGACGGGACTCGAACCCACGGCCTCTTCGTCCCGAACGAAGCGCTCTACCAAACTGAGCCACACCTCGGCAATATGAATATTATATCATATCGGGCAGTGTTTGTAAAGCCTTTTTTGAAAAAAATTGCAGAGGTGTGCTTTGCTTATGAAAGCTCATGCGGAATGCTATGACACCTCTGCCGTTACATTTACCGCAAAGGTGATGTTTCCCTCGGAGGTGTGGCTTTGGGGGAGGATAACGGAAAGAAAGCCCTCGCTTAACCCACGCCTGCATATCTCTTCCGAGGAAAGAGAGATTATCCGCTCCGCTTCATGGGCGTATTCTTCGGCATTGGCAGAGCTGCCGGTTTCGTCTATACGGCATTTGAGGGACATATCTAAGACGTATTCACCGCCGTTTTCCTTGCTTTGATAATAGACGGAGCCTTCGGCTTCTCCGAGGGTCATGCTGCCGCCCAGCACGCTCAGGCGTATGCCCTTTGCGCTGCGCATAAGGTCAAGGGCGGCGGTCTCGGATATATTCAGCTCCGATGTGCTGTTTGGCATGATTATTGCCGAGCCGCATATTTTATCGTCCCACATGGGTATTATGGCGATGGTATTGTTTTTGGCGGCGGCAGTGACGGTTTTAAGGTCGGCTCTTTCCGCCAGACCCTCGCTTTGGTAATGGCTGACGATGCCTGACAGTTCGTCGGCGCTTACGGCTGAAACGGCTTCCTTTGGGGTATGAGTGAAGAAAACGGGACAGCCTGCGGATATGCGTTCGCCTGCAAGCATTTTCAGCTTGTCGCTGTCCCTGATGATGCTTTCATTTGCAAAAACGGCGGAGCAGTGACCGAAAAAAAGCTGCCTGCCGCTGCTTCGCATTATCATGTCCGCTGCCTCGCTTATGCTCCTGCCGCTGCCGCTCAGCGCTTTGTATTGTGGGTCTGAATCCTTGCTGTCGGTGCTGTTATATACCTGAACAGTCAGCTCGTAAAGTCCGTCTGTTTCCGATATGCCCATGAGCTGAACGAACATTCTTTCGTTTACCTGGACTGCGCTGCATGAGGTCATGGTCAGCGCCATGAACAGTGCTGCGGCTGCGCAAAATAGCTTTTTCAC